GTTTGACGCCGATTCAGTGGGCGCAGCAGTACCTTTACCACTGTTCGTTGGGGTGCTGTGGAAGGGTTTGGTTCATTATCGCCGTCGGTGGCGACGACGTGTTGATCGTGACAGACTTTCAATACGACCCTTCACAAGTGGCGCAGTACGGTCTGCGCCCAAAGTCAAGGAGCTTTGACAACATCTGGGAGGTCCGCTTCTTCTCGGGACGGTTTTATCCGACAGAACCATATCAGCATTACGACCGAGTTTTGTCGTTCATTTGGGGCCCAATGGTTTCTAAGCAACTCCTCAAACAGGGCTGGAATATCACTCTGCGCAATGAAAAAGACCAGAGGATTGCCGAAATGTGGTCTCGCGAGAAAGATTGGAACCATGTTCCACTCTTGCGGAAAGTGCGTGATCACGTTGTCCAAAATTCGGAACAGCCAGAGTTGAAAATCGAAGAATGGCGTTTACACACCACACAACACCACGAACTGACCACTGCGGGTTGGGCCATGTTTTGCTCGACCTCTGCCGTAGCTCGGGATTATTTGGAATCCCTTGATTTGTCGGATCACGCGTGCCATTCTGAAAGCGTGATTCCGACACTATTTGACCGAGAGCAGTAAGTCGCTTCTTTTGCCCACGTGACTTTGACTCCCACGTGGTGAAGTGCCGCTCTCCGGCCAGAGTCATGGAAGAATAATAGTGACGTTTTCTATCTGTTCTTAAACCAGCCGTAGTGAAGATCCACGGTGTCTAGGCTGGACCCTCCGGTCCGTGGTCCGGATGGGACGTCAACAGTTGGATTCGTCACCAGCACATGCGCTTGCCGACCGGAAGATTGCCTGTCGACAAATCAGCTCCTTATTTCAACCAGGTATCACGTGTCCCTGCATCACAGGATCGCCACAGGCATTTTCGACACACTCATTCAGTAGTACCCGGGTGGCAAGGCGTCGAGGAGGAATTCGCGAACGCTTTGGACAACTTTTTGGACGGTATTAACGGTCCATTTAAGAACAAACACCTTTCAGTGACTTATCAGGGTGACTCTCCTTACAAGGGTTCCACCTTTTCAACTTTACTGAATTCCGACGGCAAGACCATTACATTTCCGGGTGAAGACGCCGGAGAAAGTTACGATCTCAATCCGTCGACTGCTGAAATTACTCCTGGCGTGTACCTATGGGGCCGACCAAGAAAATCAAGATCATCAAGGAGAAGAAGAAGGCGCGCCCACATGTAGTGGTGGAGAAAGTAGTTCAAGCTCCCCGCGCTGCTCCTATGAAGAAGAAGAAGAACAAGAAGAAGAAAACCAGTGGCGGTAAACGCAAGCGCGCCGACCCTACGTCCGTGCCGTTTGCTTCTATTGCCAAGCAACACCGCCAGGCTGCGAACTGTTGGTTCAAGTGTCTCATGTATCCCGAGGGAGGAGACGCCATCGGATGTTCTGGCGCTCCCGACGGCGCTGGTTTGCCGACCACCATCCAGCGCGATGAGTTTGAATACTCTTTGCCAGTCACAGCGCTTGCCAGTACCGGCACCGTTGCCACGAGCGGAGTCATCGTTTATCCGAACGTGAAGAAGCAGATATCCGTGGTTTCATCAATGTCCGCCGACGACACTATCGCCTGGACTGACAATTCTGCCACATCTGCCCCATTAGGTTTTCCGATCTATTCCAACCTTAAGGCTGGGATGGGCACAAATTTTCCCACGTATCGCTTGATAGCACAGTCAGTCCAGGTGGTGCCGACTGGAGTTCTGTCGTCGATGAACGGAGAATTTTTGTGTTTGCGTCGCATTCCGCAAGCAG